GGCGGCGATCCTGATAGCCGTTTCCGATACTCCTACCATAATCAAGGTATATGCCCTTATGGGCGTACCCTGTGGGATCTTGTCCGGGGCCTGTCTGGCCGCGTTTGGCTACCTTGTCCGGTATCAGAACATTATCATTCAATGCCAGCGGGTTATCATCCGGTGTGAGCGCGGATGCCTCCGTATGCTGGGGGATCTGGTTCAAAAATAAATAGAGGCTCACATTATAAAAGAAGGCCGTCATCCTTAAGGGGTGGCGGCCTTTTTTATTCTGAATTGCCGGGTTCGGTCATGGCTCCACTGCGTAAGCTGGGAACGTGCGACCGTCTGTCTGCTCAAGCACGCCAATCCTCTTTACCATCATTTTCACCATTTCACCCGTTGCCAACGGTTTGCCTTTATAATTAACAAGAAGGATCATTTTTTCCGGATCCTTCACTACTTTTTTAACAGTAGTATATATCTCATATTTTCCGTTGGACTTCTTGTGAGCCGTCAGCCCACTGCTTTTTGCAACTTCATAAGAAACTTCCACATATTCTTTGCTTGCAACTACTTTCGTTCGGTACATCAGCATTCCGTGGGGAGTATTCCGGGAAAAAAACAAAGGCAGAGTGACTGGAATCTCACTTCCTCTTTTTTCTTTTGGAATCAATACAATCTTTTCCTGTTTTTTGCTAGTTTGAGAAACACCATTTGTGGGCCATAAACAACATAGGCCTAAAAACAAAAGAATATAGCGCATGACCGGCTCATATAAATGGAACAAGTCCATTTGTCAAGTACATGGAAAATGACGAGTCTATCGGCGTTTACACGGAATAGAGGCATGAGCATCCAATACGGAAACGGTCCATTCATTGACGGTGAGTCCGTGAAGATCAGCTTCCAATTTGAATTTCTCCCACTGGGAAGGATGAATGCGGACTCTGATTTCTGCGGGGGCTTCCGGCGCCGTGTATCCGCAGTCCTTCATGATAAGTTCAAAAAATTTCACCCGGGAATCAGGCATGGGAACCGTGGAAAGCCATTTATCAATTTGACTCTTTTTGACGCCGCTCCGTCTGGCTAGCTCTTCCCTGGTCATCCTGGTTGCCTTCAGGAAATCCTTGAGTCTAGTCTTGATGTCATCCATGCGCGCATTTTTCCTAATAGGGTAAAACTGACAAGCTTTTTCTGGATATTTTACCTTTTAGGGAAAATATTATTGCAAAGTATTACCTTCTAGGGTAATTATCTATTTGTTAGAAGAAATTACCAAGTTATGAATGAAATAAACCAAACAGGCAGAACTTATTCATCATCCTCAGGCCGCGGCATAGGTGGCGTTGAATCAACCACGGATTGTAGCAAATCCCTGACGTATTTTTCTGCCGCAGCGTGGTCTTTTGGATCTATATTCGGGGGTAAAAGCATTTCCCATTCTTCCGGAGTGAGCCGCACAGGAAAGGTTATCACGGCATCATAATTGACAGGAGAAGAAGATCCGATAGACCGAGATTCTTCCATAAGCTTTTTTATATATGCGACTTTTGCAGGAGGGATATCACGAGTAGGAGCAAGCCAGCAATCTACCGTACTCTTCGCAACGAAGCATTTTTCAGCAAGCCATTTTCTATTTTTTCCAATGCGCTTCAGCCAATCCTTTATTTCCTGAACTGAATAATCCATGTGATTCTATTAGCGAAATGCTAATGAAATCGCAAGCACAAAAATATTTCTTATCATACACGATAAATTTCTATTGACCATTTACTGCGGTAACGCTAAATATTTATTCGTCATGAGTGCAAAATATTATACAAATGATAAATTAGAACTCCGAATCCCAGCGCTCCAGTATGGCAAACTTGCTATACAGGCAGCCCAGCAAGGGGTGGATATTTCAAAACTAATCATCCGTGAAGCCGCAGAACGCCGGAAGGGAGAAAATTCTCACTCAGCGACAGCGTTGCCCCCAGTTCCGGCCCCCATGCCCGCGGCTGGGGCTACGGGTATTCCGCGCCCGGTAGTGGTAAGCGGCGCTGATCCGGATCTTAATTTGCGGTAAGAAAGAGATGAATCAACCTTCCGTCAGTAAACGGGCAACCGCCGCCGTCAAGCCTTGCGGGGTAAGCTTTTTAAGAGCAACAAGTCCCGCGGAACAGGATAACCGGATGATCTCAGCCCGGCTCATTTCAAACTCTTTAGCCACAGCTTCAATCTCTGCCAGTTGTTTATCACTGAATCGAATAGGGATCGGTGTGCTATATGGGCTGTTCTTATCAAGCGGGCGCATAGGAAAATTATACACGGTATATTGATTGATATACAATATTTTTCTCTTTTGTGTAACAGTAATATACAAAACAATGTTGACACTGTGTATCAAAGTTATACCATGAAAAGCATGAGTGAGCTATCAAAGCCTATTCCGATTCGGTTAATGAAAGAGACTGAAACTGACCTTCGGACCCTTTCAGGAAAAACCGCCATTCCCTTCTCTGCGCTGGTCCGTCTGGCCGTCCAGCATGGTCTGCCAAGTTTGAAACAATCCTTGCGGATATCCGAAGAGGCGGCCGCCGGTCCTATGCCGGCGGCTCCCTCTGTATCTCCAACCCCGGAGGTTTCCTCTATGCCGCCTGTCCCTTCTCCGGTGGTTGTTACTGGGGAAGATCCTGATCTCAATTTGCGATAACCCTCACCCGATATAAGAATGTATTCTAACAAAAATTGTGACGGGCGCCAGTGCCCGGAAAAATTGCTGGAATCCAGCGGAAAACTCTATGATGGCATGGTAAATGCCGTGGCAACATGGCCGGAAGAAATGAGAGATCAAATTCTGGTGCATGTCATGTGCCTGTATGCCGTGGCCTTGAAAGCTGCGGAACGTGACCCCTTCAAAGGACACTTGCTGATCAAGTACATTTCCGGTGCCTTGGAATCATACGGAATCAATATCAATAAAAACTAAATATCAACATACAACAATAATGAAAAACAATACCGCAAACAATGAGACCGCCCCAGGCGGGAAAATGCCTGGAGCCCGTATCTACAAGACAAGGCTGATCAATCCAAAGGGGAAAGAAGTCATTGAACATATTGTGGGTGCAGCCCGTGGAATGGTGGAAAGCATGCCACGGGAACAACTGGAAGGGATAGCAGGAGCTATCTTATCAGAGCTCCTTTTGGCTCAAATCATGGACGTATCAGAAATCACTGTGAAGCGTCTGAATGAATTGCTGGGCCTTGTCGGAGTAATCGTCAAGGTATCAGGGCAGAAAGGAGGGAATCCTGACAGAGATGGAAAAAATGAATCCTGAATGCGTGGCGGCCCTGGGGAACGTACAGACGGCGGGGGATCAGATCAAATACTTGCCCCGCTTTTGCCGCCTGTACGATCTGCCAAAAACACCGGGCTTGTTCCTGCCGGAAAGCGCCCCCAGCAACGAAACCCTGCGCCAATGGCGGAAAAATGGAACCCTAGTCATGGTGAAAATAGGAACGTCCCTGTTTGTGGATCTGCACATGACCCTGAAAAAAAACAAGATCAAGCTGGGAATCCTTAACAATTAACATTTAATCATGAGTAATAAATATGCAGCTTGGTATTTGCGTGTCCGTGTGAAGGACATGGAGCAGTTGCCGGGGTATCCGCCTGCGGATAGTGACGCGGGGGAAGGGTTGCCTGCTGATTTTCCGCGGGATGAATTCACGGATGATCAGCTTGTGCTGTTGGATGAATATTACCACGCCAAACGTGAAGAGGTGGTAAAACAGTTCTTCAGGCTTTTCCGCGTGCATCCTGGCAGCATGGATCTGACCCTGTGGCACATTGCCCTTAATGCCGGCATCCTGGTCAAAATGCTTGGGATAGGTGATCCCCGCTCCTTCACATGGCGGGAATTGTGTGACCGATTGGGCGTCAGCGAGGACGTGATGTACAGGCACAAAAAGGAGATTTTGCGCCTGATTGATGAAATAAAGAAATAACTATCAAAAGATTATGAAAACCCTTATTAAGGAACGCCCCATTCCCTTTTCCCCGGACATGGTGCTTGCGCTGCTGCGAGGCAGGAAAACGCAAACCAGCCGCACCCGCGGCCTGGAACGATTCAATGGCTGGCCGGACTGGAGGATACCCCTACATGAAGATGCCTGGAAAATATGCTATTTCACGGAAGAAGATCCGGGGATCTGGCGCGCCGTTTTCCTGGATAAACGTGGGGATTGCCCGCCAGGGTTAAACCCCGTGGTGAAATGCCCCTACGGCAAGACGGGGGATCGTTTGTGGGTGCGTGAACCATGGAAAGTGGGGTTATTCCCGCTATTTGGCGGCTTTGAGGTGGAATACCTGGCGGACGGTATGCGGCGGGTATGTTTCCCGGCGTGTGCCCCTGCCCCCGCTTGGCTGGGCCGCCTGAAAGAACAAAGCCTGGAAGACTATCAAAAAACGGGTATGGAACCTTGGGCAGATAGATCTGTCTTGCGGCGGCGAGCGGCCATGTTCATGCCGCGGGCGGCATCCCGTATATTGCTAGAAATAACTGATATTGAATTAAAACAGTTAAGAGCAATTACAACAACAGAAGCAATAGCGGAAGGCATTGAAGAAATTTTTTACGATGAATACACGTCCGCCACCGGCTGGAAAAACTACCTGTCTCCGGACGGGATGTGCTGCCGCGCCAGAGACTCCTTTTTCACGTGGTGGGACCGCATCAACGGTGCCGGCGCGGCGGAAAATGATCCCTGGGTGTGGATGATCAAGTTCAAAGTGCTGGAAATCGAAGAATGAATAAGTACCTCTTTGACCTTCCGCCCCGTGATCAGGACGGAAACCCTATGCCGCGGCTTTTGGCCTGGAAGAGGTAACGTCCAGAAAGGAGAGCGCATTATGAGATCACACAAAGAAATTGCGGAAGAAATTTTAGGGTATCCGATCAGAGAAGACGGGTGCGCCCCCTGCCCC